CCGTCTCCTTTCGGAGATCGGGCACGCGCAGGGGTGAACCCTGCCACCCGAAAGAAGAAACGGTCTATAGAGATGCAGTTGCCTGGTTAGTTGACTCACGCGGAGCGCGAGCAACTAAAGGCTGTGCAATCTTCTCTAAGACTATTCCTCTTTCGGTTGCCTCCGAGGCCAGCGACTCCCCTGCCCACTGTGGGTAGAGGAGATTGCCCAAAGGTCCACGCGTACGTTGAATCCATACGACGTCACGAGTTGGCTGAGGGGGACTATCTAAGTCCGCTCCTTCGGGTACCTCAATCCCGGAGAAGTGAGCTCGGATTGCCCTCTTCAGCTTCTTCTCGCGAAGGGCAGGTATACGGCCAGGGGAACCTCCCATCATAAGTACTAAGTCGACGAATGACCTTTCGGTCGTTACTTCGACGAGTTCCTTATATGTGGGGCCCTTGCACCATATAACCTGTCCGACGTCTTCTGGACGAGCGTCTTCTTGCAAGGATCGCTTGAAGGTCCCTCCTTCAAAGAATGAAGCGAGATCCCATCCTACCATTTCAGAAGCCATCTGCCACGTAGGGTCAATGACCCCACGGATGAGCGTCGGTACTGACTTGCCTTCGCATTCGCGAAGAGCAGCCAAGTAGCGTCGTTCTTTAGCAGGTTTCTGGAGTGGTCCAGGAATGGGACACCCGTTTCCTCCTTGAACAAGAGGTAAACCGTCAACTAATCCAAGGCTTACGCCGTAATCTCTCAGCCACTTCATCCGCCCAAGAAAGCGGATAAGGTTAGGGTGGCCTTCAGGATGCGTAGTAGCAATCGAGTTGACCGCCAAGAGCAATTTCAAACGCTCAGGCACAACGAGCCCGGGTCCGTGCCCTCGAAGCTCCACGACCTGTTCGGGTCGGACGAGGCCTCTCAACGGTATAGCGCCATGCCGGCGCCCACCATTGATGAGCCCGTCCTCTACGGACAGTTCGAAGAGTCGTTCGAGGAACACAGCCCGAGGCCTAGTTGAACCTAGCACCTTGAAATGCTTCCCTGGCGATTCAGCTCCTCCACACTCTTTCACAATCTCGGAATACCTATCGGAAACGTCATTCCAAGTACAAGCAAGCCCATCGTCGCCACAGATTACAAACCTGTTGACGGCGAAGGCCTCCTTACTTGAGATGCGCCTCTCCCTAGCGACTCGGGTTACCGCCTCTGACCACCAAAACAGGTGTATCAGGGAAAGTATTGCCCAGGAAGTCGGGAGACCCATTAGGATGCCGCGACTGCTCCGGAATGTGGCCCCATCGGGGTAACAGAGGTCCTGAGGACCCGTAAGGGTCTTCAAAACTTCTGCCTCCCAAACGGGGAGCTTCTTCGAATCACGAAGTCCATCCACGATCGCCCCACACAAGTCATGTGGGAGAAGGTCCGTGGCGTTCTTAAGGTCAGTCGATGTGACACAGTCACCCGACGAGCCGTTAAAGAATGCCAGCAGGTCTTCATCCCTCACGCCTATGAGGGTCGACCGGGCTGAAGGATCACGTCTTAAGCC